GTGAGGATCACGCCAACGTGGTCTTAGCGGTCCAGGCTGGAGTTGCACCTGTTTGCATTTTGGGCACATAGGCCATTGCAGCACATGCTCTTCAGGGTCAAGGTTCATAATAGTTTTCCTTCTTCTTTCTTCCAGAGAGTTGCATCATGACTGGCAACCGGCGGCCAACTAATTTGCGCCGTCAGAAGCACATCTTTTGCCTGTGGATCAAATGCTAACATGCGTCTTGCATAACAGCCATCTTCGTAGACTCGAAAAGCATGGTACTTCTGATTTCTAAACTGAGTGAAGGCAGCATATGCATAAGCTACATCAGTGATATTATCAGGAGACCATTGTAATATAACCTTATGATCCCTAGAATGCTCAATTCGCATCCTATGGAGATCACCAGATGCTTCTCGTGCCGGGGTGATATCTGGCTCCCACTCGTCAGGAGCAATTGGTTTCTGCTCTGTAGTCTTCATAGTGCTCTCCAAGCTGCCTGCCAGCCAGCATCCAGTAATGTATGTTGCCTTTCCTGTTCGGAATGCGTTCTAAACAGCGGATATCCAATCCGTAGTCACATCTCAACCGCAGCAGCGTGATATGATTTCCTCTTCCAGACTTGAATGGGCTCTCTATCTTCGTGCCCTTGTTAGCCAAGAACCTATCGTAGATTGCTCTAGTGATGGAGCCTTTTTTCGGAGGAATCATTTACTGTAGCCCCTTAGTTGCTAGAATGGTGACTGAACGTTGCATCGACTTAAAGTTCTCGCTTACAGCAAGCCAACCCAAGGCAAGTTTACGGTCGTCGTTAGCGTTAGCTAAGTGCGCAAGCGTTGCAGCTTCTTCCTGGGCTAGGCGCAGGTATTCCATAAGCTTGGAGTAAGCTTCGCCTTGGGTTGGGACTGTCATGGGCGAAAGTCCACTGTCATCAAGAGCCTCCAATAAATGCCCAGACGAGGACAACGATAATAACACAGACTATTAAGATTTGTGAGCCAAGTATGATATCCATTAGAGGCGCCGCTTGAAGCGAACTAAGCTGCTCATGAGTGAGCTTATGTCAATGTGCTGTGGTTCGGCTTTGCTTGGATAGTGCTCTGGATGATCAGCAAAACCGTCACCAATCAGAGGATCCAAGTCCATCTTCTCGCAGACTCTGTAAGGGAAGCATCTATGTCCGCATGTACATAGCACCCAACCCTCCTCATCGCCGATCATGCACTTCTCGGCGATATCGTATTGAGGCTCGCCTCTGACTTTATGCAAGATAAGGAATTGTTCTGTCACAGCTTAAAATGGGCCATGTAGTTGCACCCATCCTTCTCCATGTTGGTGATATGGCCACATTCTTCGCAGTGGCCGGTTTTGTAGAATACGTTAGGAACATCCATTGTTTGCTTAGTTCCGCATTTTGCACAGTTGAATTGCTGATATATGAGGTGGCCCTTGTCCATAATGGACTTAGCTTGCTTTACACAATCATTGAATGGGTGCAGTTTCATTTGGTGTTTCATTAAACTAGGCCTACTAATTTGCATATGGCGAGGGTAGACTTGTATTCTGCATCACTCATCTCAAACTTGGCCTTACGCTTAGGCTTGTTTAGGCTATAGTGAATATGGTTGATTTGGTCTTGAGTTGGCGAAGCTGGAGTGCCAATCTTGTATTGAGCGTCCCTTGCTTGAAGAAGTGCTAAGATTTTGTGCATACCCTCGATAGAATGAGGCACCTTTAGGTTGTGATGGCGCTTGCCGGTGCCTGGAAGCTCCATGTAAATATAGTCTGAGTCGTGCCATATGCTTAAGGCCCAAGGCGGTTTGATCATCATTGGCTTTCCCTGATGCAGTTTACGGCGTTAATGTGATAATGTGCAAAGACCATACCATCCTTGTCGCTAAGCCTAACCCAATCTCTCGTGATGTTGAAGCTAGTGGTTATTGGATATGTGTGGCATTGTCCAGTCTCGCCATTATCAAACCATATTTCAAGGACGGTTTCTTTGCTCACGGCTTCATACCGAACTCGGCGTCATAGATAGGATTCATTCCTTCTTCATATTCACGTTCTAGCGACTCAAACAAGTACCATTTGCCAGTCTCGTAATCATAGAAGTAAGGTGTATCAACTCGACCTTGCTTGATGAATATGTGCTTCATCTCCTTATGGCGACAATACTTACCATGTGATCCAGCAGGACAAGTGCAATCATTGCCGCTGATAACATAACTGCCTTCAAGCTCAAGGATAGGCCCAAGGCTAAACTTAGCTATCAGGTACTTTCCTTTAATCGACTTTAGGTTGTACAGCATCGTCCTTGTCCTTTCTAGCGTTAGCCCCAAACATTTGGCCAAGCTTACGCAAATCTTCGTCTGGTATTATATTTTGATGTGTGGAACCTTCAACCATTGCCATGCCCTGGCGAGCTAATTGCTCTTTACTAGAGGCTAGAGCAGACTTCGCCTGCTCAATAACCGAACGAGAGGCTGCTGTTGATTGATCACATGCTGCAACAGCAGCAGTTACTACAACCTCAAGTTGAATTCGAAGCTCATTGGCTGTTTCACGCCATATGTCGCCTTGACGAGATAGTCGATTAAGCTCATTTTGCATAAACTTAACTCGATCTTGAAGCTGAGCTATCTCTCTATCAGCAGCATCAAGGCCCTTGCGCATGTCTTGAACTTCAGTTGATGACTCGACCAAGCTATCGAGGAAGCCCTTAACATCAACCTTTGGCGCTTGAGCAGGTCGGCTGAATAGCTTACGTGGTTGTTGAGAGTCAGTCATGAGCTTTCTCCAATGACTCGAATTTGACGATGACGTGGTACTGTAGGCCCCACTCTTCAGCTTGGCGCTTGAATGCATATAGTTGATTGTTGGTTTTGATTGTAGGCTCTGGCCAGAACTTGGCGATGAAGGACTTGCCTGCTGCTGTTATACCGACTAAATACCAACTGCCGTTTAGTGCAATTGCACTTGGAAATACGTCAATATCATTTCCAGGCCCTGGCTTTGCACCTAAAATAGCGTGGGCCTTATCGAGATTATTGGCTGCTCTGGCAGTTAGCCATTCGGCAATTTCAGCGAAGGTCTTCATGTCAGCCTTCTCCATTATAGGTACCATTATACCACAAAACCCATGAAATGTCAAGAACTTTCTGTGATCGGTTCATGGTTCGTTCTCATTATTTTTTCAATACATCTGGGGATGTTAGCAATTTCCTGGTGAAGTTGTGTTGAGATCGGTGGAAAAGTTCGCCGGTTCGCTTAAGGAAAGTCGAGGTGTATTTTCGGCATGTCGGCGAAAGCGAAGCGCTTTGAGTGCATTAGGCATTGGGTTAGGAGCTATGCAAGCGATGCATGGCAGCTATGCAAAAATGAGTGGACTAAAAGAAGAACATCGTTCTCCCTTCGTTCTCTTTCCGCCTTAATTGCGCCACAATTGGGGCGTATACTATGGGCATGATGGAGGAGCAAGCATGACTGAAGAGCAAATTAAGTTTACGTTTAACCTTTTGTATAGGCTTATAGCTACTGAGTCGCATGATGGGACTCAGTATATTACCTTTGGGGAGCTTGTTAATTGGGCTGCTGCTCGAAAGATTGACGATGATACTTTTTTAACTATGATTGACAACATGGAGACATGCGGGCTTGTCACAAGACAAGGTGAGAGATACTATCCAAATATAAGGCTCTAGAGTTGGCTAAGCATCAGCGCCAAGCTTAAGTTTGATGCAATACAGGAGAATGAAGATGACAAGCGTTGACGTAGAATCGGTTGAGTCTACGGTCCTTAAGGTGCAAATCCCTAAGGCCAAGACCTACATCGAAATCGATACAGCCAAGCTTCCCAACCACGTATATCAGGAAGCCTTGGTGCAAGGTCTTAAAACCTTAACTACACGGGGAATGACGACATTCACAAAGGAAAAGTTCCCTGACCCCGATGAGCTTCAGGCGGCAGCCTTAGAAAAGGCAAAGTCTACGCTTGAGGATCTTTATGCTGGCAAGGTGACTATTCGTGGCGCCTCCAAGGACAGCAAAGTCTCCCGTGAGGTAATGAAGGTTGCACGAGATATAGCCCGTAAGCGAGTACGGGAATTCATGAAACGACGTGGTATCAAGATAACGCAGGTCAAGTCGAGCGAAATCACTAAGGCCGCCAATCTTATGTTGGCGTCCGACCCAAGTATCATTGAAAAGGCAAGAAAGGAGCAGGAAGCCTTGGAGAAGGAGGATATCAGCCTTGATATGGATATTGAAGTGGATCCGGACCTTGTGGCTGCACAAGCTAAGCGTAAGGGCTCTAAAACGCTTAGTGCTGCGCAAGCTGGCAGGGTAACTGGTAGGATTACACGCCAGTAAGCAGGCTAAATCTTAGGAAGGGCTAACCGCCCTTCCTTAAACATGGAGAGAGCAAAATGAGTATTGACTTTGTGCAACATCAGGAAAGCGAAACACCAATGGAAGCGCAGCAGCAAATCACGGAGCAGAACATGCGAGAATACTTTGAGCGGATCGTCAGTCACGTTGTTGGCCTTAGTGAGCAGGCCAAGAAGGTTGATGATCTGACTCAAAAAGTCAATGACTTGAGTGCTCGCATCTATGATGTGGAGCAGGAGAACTTTAGCCTCAAGAATGACCTAAATGCTCAAATCGAGCGAGCAAATCAGGTTCAGGCTCAGAATGATGCTACACAGCTTGAGCTCCAGAATGCAAGGGAGCATTCACATGCTCTTGCTGAAACCATCATCTTGCGTGATAGCAGGGTAAGTGAGCTTGAGCAGTCTCGGCAGAGTGCTGTAAATGAGGCCGATACCTTTAAGCATGCGCTCGAGGTGGCCAATAACAGGACCAGCGATCAAGATGCTTTGATCAATGATCTTCGGCACGAACTCCAGGCCGTGATTGAGGACCGAGATAACTGGCAACATACTGCTAATGAGAATGCAAGGCAGGCTGCGGAGCTTAAAGTCTCGCTTGATAGGATTCAGTCAATCCTTAACCCTGTCCGGCCGGTTGAGCCCACGGCAGAGCCGACCGTTGTTGACTTTGCGCAAGATGTAGCCTAACTAAGAGATGGCCCTGATGCTTGCGCATTGGGGCCCTTACTTTATCATGATAGAAATAGAAAAGATAATCCAATGGGTTGTGGTTAACAAGCTCCTTCGGTGGGGCTATAACCCAACTCACGTAAAGCTAGAGTTTATTGCATATCTCGCTAACGAAGTTATGCAAGACTTTAGCGTTGATGAAATCATGCTGGAATATAGGAGATGGCTGCAATGACATACCGTAAAGTCGGCGGACTACATCACGTAGTGTTTCGATGGTGGGGCTTTAGCTTCTATTGGCGTAAGTCTAAGCTAAAGCACGTGCCATTGTTGATAACGTATGGAGGGCTTTGATGAGTAAAGAAGATGAGCTATTCTATACGGTGGAGGATCTTCCAATGAACAACGAAACTAAGGTTGAGGTTTTAAGCAAGGCCACCTATACGGCAAAGGCGGCTTATGATTGCATCTTGTGTCATAAGCCTATAGCGATAGGCTCGCACTATGTCAGGATTGTGGTTAAGCCTGTTGCGCAAAAGGTACAAACACAACGCTGGTGTTTGCCTTGTTGGTTGGGCTAAAGGAGGATGAGAGATGGCAAAGCTTAGATCTCGAATGAGTGGCGAAGAATGGGTAGTGTCATATTCTGGTAATAGGTCTGCTGATTACCATTACCCAACCTACAAAGAAGCCAAGAAATACTTTGAGGAAGACGAAGTATTTAGTGGTACGACTGTTAGGTTACTTCATGTTAAAGTGCTAGAAAGTAGACGAGGCAAGCTTTAGCCGATTGGGCAATGGAGTTTAGCGTTTGCCCATAGATAGGGCTATCTAAGGCGGTAGCCCTATCGCCTTAAATGGAGCGAAGCATGATCAAAGTTGGGCTTAGGACTATTGCTCAGCTAGGTGCAATAGTGCTGATACTTTGGTGCTGCTGGTGGCACGACAATGATGGTAACCCTTGGCACTTGGCAATTGCGCTCTCAATTGGAGCTGGATTGCTATGGATAGGATGCTCCTCTACGCCACACAAACGGCCATAGAGGCGATTTGCGGTGCTGCCCCCCTATGTACCCTAGCGCCCCGGTGCTGAAAATGCCGCTGGCCTCGCTTATGGGCGATTTTGTACAAATCGAGAACAAACTAAGCAAAAGTAAGGGCCACTGATTAGGTGGCCCTTTTGTTTGGTATCAGGTAGCAACGCCTTCGGCGCTTACCGCAAGGTCATCATGCCGATCGCAAGCATTGCCCAAGTAAAGAGCATGACGAGGAAGGCAAGGTCTACTGTGGTCATTGCTCTTGCTCCAGCCATGGCTTGCTACGCTGTTGCACTGGCAACAGGTCGCCAATGTTGATGCTCTCAGGCTCAATAGGCTCATGCTCGACTTTGGCTTGCCGAGCTAGCGCCGTTTCGGCGATTTCGTCCAGCAGTTCGGCTAAGGTTTTATTCATGGTTATCACTTTGCTCCTTTCCGTAGTCCAATGCTTCACTGCCACACTTGCGGCATTTGGCATTGCGATAAGCGTCGCTTAACTCACGGTCTTGACTTGGCTTAGCGGCCTTTTGCTTGTGACCGCACTCTTGGCATGTTCTGATCCACATCGCTTTAATCCTCCAGTGATATAAGAATGGGTGGAGCGGCATGGCCCTAGGTCTTAATACCCTATAGCTTTCGATGGCTTCGCATGCGTCAGGTTCGCTCCGAAATGGGCAGAACCGAAGCCCTGCCCTTTGATTGACGTTAGCTTTAGCTATCCTTCACCGCCAGCTTATCGGAGTTGGTCTTGATGAATGCCTCAATCTCAGGGGCTTTCGCCAAGAGCTTTTCCCACTGACTACGATACAGCGTCACTGGGAACCGGCCTAAGCCATACACTGACAAGCCGCCCTTCTCGGTGACCTTCATGCCGAGGCCATTGGGCTTCGCCTTGAGCTTGGCATTCTCCTCTCGCAACAACTCCAACTCCGCCATAATATCGGCTACGCTGTTGCCTTGGCGCAAGTCTGCTAACACTGCCATTGTCGTTCTCTCCACATCGGCTTGATTGCCGTTCTAGCACACCTTGATGTGCTAGGGCTGCAACCAGGCTTTAGCCTTGCTCTCGCCTTAGCTTCATAGCATACTCACAGCCACGATCGAAAGCTTGTCCCTCTACACCATCAAGATCCACCTCTTGGTCCGTGCCATCGTTATAACACTTAATGCCATACTCAAACGCTGCCATCTTGTCGTAGGGTGCATAATCCTCTCGCTTAACCATCGCTTGTTCTCCTGGGTTGCTCGACACCGCCGATCTAGCCTGCCGTTTGCGGCAAAATTGAGGCGCAGCCATCACGACTTTGTGAGCTTTGTTCACGCTTCTGTGATGGTGCACTGCAATATGACACCGCCCTTCGCCGCCCTTAGCCTAGCCCTTGTTGGCGATTCGCCCTTAGTGCTACCCTCCAATAGGTCTTCCAGACCCCCTCTGTGCCTCCGGCCTCCAGCGCCTCTACATATGCCTTCTGCTTTAGCTCCGAGCCCCCTCATAGCGTCCAGGCAACGAACTACCCCCTACTACTACCTCTCTCTCAAAAAAAAAAATCGATAAGAATTAGTAGGGGGGTGGAGTTGGGTAAATCTGAAGCAATGAGGGGAATTGGAGGTAATCTTAAGGCCATCTCTAGAGCCCTACTGACGGGCGTGGAGGGAAGCACTAGGGACACACTAGGGCCGAATTGTAGTTGTTCATGCTATGTGCGAGCTATGTGCCGCCTATGTGCTGCGTTTGTTCACTGTGGCCGTTTAGCAACAGGCAGCGGCTTCAGCTTAGGGGGTGGGGGCCCAAACTCGAGCTTGGCCAGCCAGCCAAAGCCCATCCGCAAATTTTGCGCAATTTCAGAGGCCCATATCTGGGCAAGAGCCCCCCAAAGTGCTTGATTTTGTATACACCGTCGAAGAAAAAGCTTGACAAATAGGCGAAAGTATGATACAATGCGGGGATAATAGAATGCTCGAACCTTAAGCGCAGGGTGCCTTTGTGGTTGGGCGATCGGCGAAATTGGCGGAAATTGTTAAAGTACGGGAATTGCGCTTAGACGAAGTCTTGGGCGTTAAGCGGGGAAGTGTGCCTGCGGTTAAGCGATTTCGTGATAGCCATCATAGAATGGCGCAGTTGTTTGCGTGTGGGCTGAGGACAAGGGAAGTTGCCGAGCTTACTGGGTATTCATTGGCGAGGGTTAGTGTATTGCGGGCTACGCCGGCTTTTGGCGATTTAGTTGACCAGAAGCGAGGGCTTGATGAGGAAGTGCTTAAGGATGGAATGCAAGCCTATCATCAGATGATATTGGAGAATGGCATTAAGGCCGAGCGCAAGATTGCGGATAAGCTCGATGATGACGATGAAACGGAGGAGATGTCGGTAAGAGAGCTTATATCGATATCTCGGGACTCGGCGGATAGAGTTGGGCTTAGTAAGCGAAGTGTGCAGACGAATGTTAGTGTGGACTTCGCCCAGTTGCTAGATAGGGCCATTGCACGGACTCGAACGGTTAAGGAAATTGAGGTTAAAGCCCTAGAGCCTGTATTAATGGCCGAAGGCCTTACTACCCGATCGGATAACCTAAAAGCCGAAGGCCCTGTTACCAGGGCCAGGGAAACTCAAAAGGTTGAAGTGGGGGCTGATGCTAAGCCCAATGGCGGGATTTTGACAATAGATCAAGTTCCAATACTAAATAAGCCCAAGTTCAAGCGAAGGTTCTAATGCCGACTGTGCCGAGACGAGAACGGGATATGCCGCTTACGTCAGACACTTATGAGTCGATACTTGGAACTAAGCGAAAGTCATTTCCTGTTGGGCAGCCTAGGCCAGGTGAGTTTATGCCGTTAAGGCAAGAGATTGCTAAGCGAACAGCTGAGGCTGAAGATCCTAATCAGCTATATGCGGGGTTACCAAAGCTGATAAATAGGGAGGCTTGGAGTAGATTTATTGCGCAGGGCCAGAAGTCCTCACGTGTCGAGCAGGCGGCGCCTATGGCTAAGCCAACTCAGGCGCAAATGGAGTCCTTCGAGCAAGATCCGGAGGCCGTTGAGAAATTCCTCGGAAAGCCAGCAAAGGAGCAACTCCCAAGTTGGGGCCAGCCTAATATGAAGGCTGTGGCCACTAAGAAGTTAGGTCTAAGTGACGAAGAGCAGTTTCTGTATCAGCATCACTTGGATAACTTAGCTAAGGGCGGTGTAGCTGCGCCGGGCGGCAAAACATCAACTATTTTAGCGCAGACAGTTGAGTCTGATGGCAAGCATTATGTAATCCCCACAGTTTGGGACAACAAGATTGTAAGCGGCGATCAAGCTACGAAGAATGCTCAGGCAATTGGCTTTGATAAGTTCCCCTCATATGATAGCGAAGTTGAGGCTGAGAATCGCTACATGCAGATGCATGACTATATGGATAAGGATACGCAATAGCGAATGCCCTACGATGATTTATATGAAAAGCACGGGCGTAGAGTTGGCATTGACCCTAGTTGGCTCAAGCGTATTGCTCAAATTGAGAATTCTGAGCGGGCTACAGGCTGTACTGGTAGTTATTGCGGTCTATTTCAGATGAGCAAGAGCGAATTCGCTCGTAATGGCGGAACAGGCTCAATCTTCGATCCTGAGCAAAACACAATGGCGGCTGCTAATAAGATGGCTCGAGAAGCACTGGCCTTTAAGGGAAAGTATGGGCGAGATGCAACTCTAGGCGATATCTACATGGTTCATCAGCAAGGCGAGGCTGGATATGATGCCCATATGCGCAACCCAGATGCGCCAGCTTGGCAAAATATGTACTCCACAAGCGAAGGTAAAGAAAAAGGCGCTGGCTGGTCTAAACTTGCCATTAGGCTCAATACTCCAGGCGGCGTAGCTCAATATGGTGGTGTTGAGAATATAACTAGCCAGCAGTTTGTAGATAGTTGGAATGAAAGGCTAGGTAAGGGTGGTGCCATAATGGGCGGCCATGAGCCCGGAGGGCTACCTCGTCAAGCAGAAGACTTGCCTGAAGAAGGTGCAATAATAACAAGTGAGGATGCGGGCCTTCCAGAAGGGGCACCTGGTGCCAAACGCACTCGAGCCGGTCGAGGCGCTGCTGACGCTGCTAAAGATGATAAGAGCCTACTCAATCTGGAGGAAGAAGACTTTAAGCCCAACATACCTAAGTTCCAGGTGCCTGACCTTAGTGTGAAGTTCACAGAAGGTATGACTTAAGGAGAGGCCACAAAATAATCCGCTATATCCCGATGGACCAACTAATGCTCAGGGGCCAGAGGTTATGGCTCAAGCGCAAGCCGAGCACCCAGCAGACGCCACTCCCGACATTGACTGGAGTGAAATAACTCAGCACTTAAATAAAGGAAGCCTACCGCCTTATGGATTGCCGAGAACTTCGATGGATACGAAGGGCCATAAAGTAATCGAGACTGAAGCTCCAGACTTAAGCGGCAAAACTGACTTTAGTGATCTATACAAGGAACTGGACAACGTCACTAAAAGCTACAAACTAAAGGACGGAGACGTAGTTATAATGCACAATAAGCAGGGAAATCAGTTCGGTTATAGGAAAGATAGCCGCCATGATGACCCTGGTTATAGTCACTTCTTCCCGCCGAAAGGCTTGATGTACTGATGAACGAATCCCTGCTAGGCTGGCTAGCCGAAACTTCGAGGGACCCATATGCGTTCGTCATGGGTGCGTTCCCTTGGGGTGAGAATGATACTCGCCTAGCAGGGTACCCTAATGGACCCGAGCCATGGCAAAAGGGCATCCTCAACCTGATCCGTGACGGGTTGTTGGATGTAAATCGGGCCATTCAGTTGGCGGTGGCTTCAGGCCACGGGATTGGCAAAACTGCACTTGTCTCGTGGATCATCCTCTGGGCTCTCTCCACGAAGCCTGACACTAGAGGCGTAGTCACCGCCAATACTGAAACTCAGCTTAAGACCAAGACTTGGGCCGAGCTCGGTAAGTGGTTTCATATGTTCATCGGCAAGGACTTCTTTCAGCTTACAGCAACGGCGATCTTCGCCAAGGACAGTATTCATGAACGTACTTGGCGCATTGACATGGTGCCGTGGTCTGAGCGGAACACCGAAGCGTTTGCAGGTCTACACAATAAGGAGCGACGCATTTTGGTGGTCTTCGACGAGGCCTCGGCAATACCTGACGTTATCTGGGAGACTACCGAAGGCGCTCTTACCGATGCTAACACTGAAATCGTATGGTGTGTATTCGGAAATCCGACTCGCAACACCGGAAGGTTCCGTGAGTGTTTTCCTGGCCAGAGGCACTCCAAGCAATGGAACTCGAGGCAAATCGATAGCCGTGAGGTCTCGCTTACCAATAAAGACCAACTCCAAGCGTGGGTCGATGCATACGGCGATGACTCTGATTTCGTACGAGTTCGTGTTAGGGGCATCTTCCCACGAACTGGCGAAATGGAGTTCATCTCAGAGGAGGATGTCGATAAGGCCATCGCTCGGGAGCTAGATGGTTCGTCAAATGATCCGCTAGTCATTGGCGTTGACGTTGCGAGGTATGGACAGAATGAATCAGTCATTTGGTTCCGCAAGGGCAGAGATGCCCGCTCAATCCCACCAATTCGCTTACGAGGCGCATCTACTGTTGAGGTTGCTGGTAAAGTGCTTGAGGCTCATAATCGATACCATGTGGATGCTGTATTCATTGATGGTGGCGGTGTCGGCGGTGGTGTTGTTGATAATTGCCGTGCCTTGCATCTTAGTGTGTTCGATATTCAATTTGGCTCTAAAGCCGAAGGCATAGGTTGGGCTACCGGCAACGAAGGTGAACGCTATGCCAACAAGCGAGCCGAGATGTGGGGGGCCCTACGGGCCTGGCTTGGTAGTGGCTGTATCCCATTCGATCGAGACCTTAAGGCCCAACTAGTCGGGCCACTATATACTTTCACACTAAAGAATGAAATTCTGCTTGAGAAGAAGGAGCAGATGATGAGTCGGGGGCTTGAGTCGCCAGACTTAGCGGATGCCCTTGCGCTAACATTTGCTATGCCAGTTGCAGCCACATACCGTGACTTTAAGAAGCCAACTGTTGAGTCTGAATATAATCCCTTCAGCAAAGAATCTATTTACGCCGAAGTCCACAAGTCGCCTGAGCCCTTATATGGCGAATATGAGAGACTGCAATGAGCTTTGTGCCTAAGTTCTTCTCGAGCGTCTTTGGCGGAGGAGGGGGTGGAGGAGCACCAGCTGCCGCACCTGCTGTTCCTGCCGTGCCGCCACCAGCGCCAGCTCCACCGCTTCCTCCTGCCCCAGCTGCCCCTACAGCACCGCCAACTCCGCCATCGTTTGTCCCGTCACTTAGCCCAGGCCAGAAGGCCCAAAAGGCAGCTGGCACCGCAACTTCGATACTTGGTGCTGCTGCTACAGCTGGCCAGTCGGCTAAGAAGACGCTGTTGGGTGCGTAGCGTGCCACAAGTGCCGATGCTAGATCCATCTCAAGTATCTGGTGAGGCCAGTGGGCAGGGCCTTATGGGTGGTGGTAAGGACAACGTAACGCCTGAGCATCTGCTAATGGCGGCTGCAACTATGCATGATATGGGGCGCCTAATCGAGCCCTCAGCGGGCAGGGCTGGTCTTAGGATGCCAGGTATGGCCAAGCCATCTGGCCATGGCCGTAAGGGCGGAGTAAAGTCCCGTGCTAAGGGGGGCCCTGTAGAGCCTGGCGAGCCCTATCTGGTAGGTGAGGAAGGCCCTGAAGTTGTTGTTCCAAAGCAGAAAGGAACTGTGGTTGCAGCGGCGGATCTGCCACTTGACCCAACCCAAGATCCATTTAAAGTTCGTGGAGAAACAGGTGGGGGTGGTGGTGCTTCTGTAGGAGCACTCCAATCGGTTAAGCCATCTGGTCAAGGTTGGCTTAAGGCGCTTGTTAAAGGAGGCGGTAGCAAAAGTAGTATAGATAAGATAGCCGAGAATGCAATCAAGAACGTATATCAGATATCTGAAGAGTTTGCCACAAAGCATGCATCAACGTCTGCAAAGCCTATGTCACAACAAGATTGGATGGCACTTAAGAATAAATTCAGTGCACCAACTCCATTACCAGCTCGTGCTCAAGAGGGTGGCTTTAACCCAGAGTACCCAATGTATAAGGGCGGCACTGCTAAAGGAAGAACTCAATTAAAGGACCCATCTACGAAGACTTCAGAAAGAGGTCAATTCTTTGCCGAAGATCCAAATGTTGCAGCAGAATATGGAGAGCATGTAAGTCAATACGTCGCAGCCCCAAAGAACCCTGCTGTTGTTGACTTGAAAGGACGTGAGTATGACAAAGCAACAATGCATGAAATTGTAGAGGGTGCAAGGTCTAAGGGCCACGATCTAGTTATAGTTAGGAATATGAAAGATATAGGTCCTACTTCTCAAGGGCATATTACTGACCAGAACCAAATAGTCGTAACAGATCCCTCCATTGTTAGGAGCCCATCAGCTAAATTTGATCCAGAGAAGTTCCATCTTAATGACTTATTAGGAGGCATCATTGGAGCCTTAGGACTTGGAGCAGCAGCTAAAGGGCGTAAAAAAGAAGAGCAATAATGCCTAGACTAAGCGAAGAAGACGAGAAATACCACGCTCATGTTAATGAGCGGCTCTTAGGGCTTCGTGTAAACCGCTACTCTTGGTGGGTCCATGCTCGTGAGCTTGCTGACTTCCTGCTGCCCCGACGCTACAAGTGGCTTATTACGCCCAACCAAATGACACGTGGTTCGCCAATCAATCAACATATTTTAGACTCAACTGGCACTCTAGCCGCTAGAAACTTAGCCTCCGGGATGATGTCAGGCATATCTTCGCCTACTAGGCCTTGGTTTCGCTTGAAGATCGGCTATCAGGACTCGACTCAAACTTCACCAATCAGCCTTTGGCTTGCTGAGTGCGAACGGTTGATGATGCTTGTGTTCCAGGCCTCTAACTTCTACAACTCTATTGCGATCGTTTACTTTGACTTAGTGATCTTCGGCACCGCTGTGATGTTGATTTATGAGGACTATGAGAATGTCATCAATTGCATTAATCCCTGCTTTGGAGAGTATTATATTGACAACGACGGTAAGTACAGGCCTCGTATCTTACTCCGAGAGTTCACGCTTACGGTCGATCAAGTCGTTGATGAATTCGGCGAGGAGAACGTCTCAGACCAAGTCAAGCGGCTCTACGATGAAGGCAAGGCTGCCCTTACTAGGGAGATAATAGTAGCTCATGCAATCGAGCCCAACGACGATGGACGCAAGTTTGGAATCCCTGATACCTTCAAGTTTAGAGAGGCTTATTGGGAATGGGGTGGGTCGGTGTACCCGCAAGGAGGCTATGCTAACATCCATCAGGGCTTTCTTCGTAAGCGAGGGTTTCATGAAGCTCCGAATATCGCTGTCAGATGGGACCTCGTTTCTAACGATGCGTATGGACGGAGCCCAGGCATGGACGCTCTGCCAGATGTTAAGCAACTTCAACAAGAGATACGCCGTAAGGGCCAGGCCATCGATAAAACGGTTAATCCACCTATGGTGGCTGACATACAGCTGAAAAACCAACCAGCGTCGTTGCTTCCAGGCGGCGTCACTTATATCTCAGGCATGATGCAAGCGGGCAACGCAGGCTTTACCACCGCATATGGCAATTGGCGTCCAGACATCGCCGCTATTAGTGAAGACCTAAACGAAGTTCGTGAGCGTATCCGGAAGGTATTCTTTAATGATGTATTCCAGGTCATTTCGCAATTCGAAACTCGCTCCAATGTAAGCGCAACCGAAATCGATGCCCGGCGCTCAGAGGCGCTGATAATGCTTGGCCCTGTGCTAGAGAGAATACAATATGAGCTGCTGTCTCCTGTCATCGAACGAACCTTCGCAATTATGTCTAGGGCCGGAGTTCTGCCACCACCCCCAGCTGAAATTCAAGGAGCTAATATCGATATCGAGTATATCTCCATGCTACTCCAAGCACAGCTTGCATCAGCAACTTCAGGCATTGAACGCACTCTACAAATGGCTGGATCCCTCGCTGGTCTCGATCCAGGAGTCATGGACAACATCGACACCGACTTTGCCCTCGCAAAATACTCAACCTTGATGAACAATGACCCTCGTCTTATACGCTCGCCACAACAATTACAGATGATCCGTCAGCAGCGGGCACAGGCGCAGCAGCAAGAGCAGCAAAATGCAATGGCTGATCGAGCGCAGAAGCTCTCAGCAGGCGCTAAAAACTTGTCTGATGTTGATGTTGGCGGTGGGAAGAATGCACTTCAATCGATGCTGGGTGTGGGATGAGAGGACATGTTGTGTCATGCCGACTTACTCAAGGTGAGTTTGACTCATTTAAGGAAGTTTGCGTACGCCATGGCTGTACCGTTCAGGATATGTTAAGGGCAGTTGTAATAGACGCCCTTTATGACGAGGGCTTAAATGTACGACGCCGGGAACAAGAAAGATGTACGTCGTCTTGAAAAGCAAGCTAAGCTCGAAGAACAGCAGCGGCGTGAGATCGTCACTGGTATCATGTCAGTTGCTCCTGGTCGAAGGTGGATATGTGAGATGCTCGAGCACTGCCACATCTTTGCTACCTCCTATTCTGATGTTGCCAACAGAATGGCCTTTATGGAAGGTCAACGAGAAATTGGCCTCAATCTGCTTGGCGACATTATGTCTGCCTGCCCTGATTCCTACATAACCATGATGAGGGAAAGAAATGAACGAAGCACCACAGCAGACATCAGAAATCGCAAGGACGCCAACGGGCGAGATAGCGGACAAGGGCCAGACGACGGTGCCGGTAGTGACGACACCGCAGACGAGTACTACTACCGAGTCTCCGGCCTCGCCGGAGACGGAAAAGAGCCTAGCTAGTCAAACTGGAACTTCATTAGCCAATCAGCCTGCTGCTGGTGCCCCGGAAGCATATGACCCATTCACAGTTCCGGAGGGCTTTGAGCTAAGCGAAGGGGTTCAGAAAGAAGCTGGGGAGTTGTTCAAAGCCATGAACTTGGCGCAAGGCGATGCTCAGCGGCTAGTTGACTTCTATTCGCATAAAACCCTTGAGGCCGTAAATGCTCCTTATGACGCATGGCGTAAGACTCAGGAAGAGTGGGTTAAGCAAGTCAAGGCTGATCCAGGTATTGGCCCCAGACTTAGCGAGGTTACTCAAACTATATCCAGAGCTATTGACTCGCTCGGAGATGCTAAGCTTGCGTCAGAGTTTAGAGCAGCTATGGATTACACTGGAGCGGGCAATAACCCAGCGTTCATCAAAGCATTTTACAAACTAGCACAAAAAGTCACTGAAGGTGGCCATGTCTCCGGACGAGGCCCTTCACCAGCAGGTCAACAGCGTCCAGGAACCACAGCAGGTTTGGGTTCTAGGGCCATGTATCCCAACCTGCCCTAGCCTAGGAGTGGATAAATGTCAGACTCTTTAGATAAGTATAACAGAAGAAGAAGGAATGGTAAATTTGAGCCAGATCCTAACACTGCGCCTGCTAGTGAGGATGCTTATGAGATTGATAAAAGCTACAAGTTTGCAAGTAACGGTCTTATAGAGGAAATTAGACAGATGCTTGATGATGCTAGTAGGCGCTGTTCAGATATAAACCATAAAGCTGTTAGAGATGTTTGTGAGGTCTTACATAGGAAATATTTACATAAAGGAGCGACAGTTGATAAATTAGTATCAATAGTTGAGGATGTGTGTAACGAAATGGAAAAAGAGCGTATGCTCGAGAAGCTTGTTCATAAGAAGTAATTCGTTAGACAATTTGCCGTAGCCCAGCCTCATGAGAGGATGAACAGCCAAGCTCAGATGGGCCTAAGCAGAAGGAGAAAGCGAAACAGGAGATAAGGCGATGGCTACAATAGGCTCTACGGCCCTAACCTATGCGGACTGGGCTAAGCGACTTGATGACGGCTACCATGTAGCCACCATCATCGAACTTTTGTCCCAAACCAACGAAATCCTAGACGACATGCTTGTTGTCGAGGGCAACCTCCCGACAGGGCATAAAACCACCGTCAGGACAGGCTTGCCTCAAGCGACTTGGCGCCTACTCAATACAGGCGTGCCTAATGCTAAGTCGACGACTGCTCAGATTGTCGATACCTGCGGCAATCTCGAGACGTACGCCGTTATCGATAAGGACGTTGCAGATCTCAATGGCAATACCGCTGACTTTCGCTTAAGCGAGGTCAAGGCCTTCCTTGAGGGCATGTCCCAGCAAGTCGCCGCTACACTGATTTACGGCAATCAGTTCATCAACCCAGAGAGGTTTACTGGTTTCAGCCCACGCTATTCTACAGTCAACTCCGCTAACTCCCAGACAGCCGCTAATGTTCTAGACTCTGGCGGCACTGCATCGACTAACTCGAGTATCTGGATTGTAGTGTGGGGCCCTGATACAACTCACGCTACATTTCCTAAGGGAAAGATCACTGGTCTTCAGCACCGAGACATGGGAGAATGGCCAGTCCAAGACCTTGCCGGAAACACCTACCAAGCCTATCGAGATCACTTCAAATGGGAGATAGGCCTTGTTGGGCGGGATTGGCGCTATGTCGTCAGACTCTCAAACATCGATGTCACTCAGCTTACTGGAGTCAACGCTGCAAACCTTATTAATCTTCTCGTCAGAGGCTTGTACCGTTTGCCAACAGCTCCAGCTGGCGCAACTACGATACAGACATCGGACACTCCTGAAATTAGAGCAAACATGGGGCGGACCGTCATGTACGCTAACCGTGTCCTTCGGACCTATCTCGATCTACAAGCCATGAACAAGACTAACGTTCTGCTTAGGATCGAAGAGTTCGATGGCAAGCCCATTACTACATTTAGGGGCATTCCGCTACGTACATGCGATGCGATCCTCAACAATGAAGCCAGAGTGGTTTAAGGAGATAACACATGATTCTTGATGGTCTGCTACAGTTCACTGGTGCGGCTGGTGACGCTCCTACGGTTACAGCCAATAGCACCAACATCATCGACCTTCACTTGGCAGGTATTCCTATCCTTGCTTCAGGGCAAGGGGCAAGGGATCTTGGCATTGGCGATGATCCAGCGATGAAGATGTTGGTCCTTGTGACTACAGCCTTTAGTGGCCTGACTTCGCTCCAAGTGAGCTTGCAAGGTGCACCTGATAACGGTGCTGGTGCTCCTGCTGCCTTTGTCACATGGTACTCCTCGCCTGTTGTGGCGCTGGCTAATCTTGTCATTGGGAATCGACTACTTGATATGGATGTCCCACGTCCCCCGCCTGGTCAGCCGATACCACGATTCCTTCAGTTGGCATATACCATTGCTGGTACTGCCACTGGTGGTGTGCTTAAGGCTTGGATCGTTCTTGATCGTCATGATCTGGTGTATAACGCCACGTCTAACTTTGTTCATGGTGGCTATCCTCCAGGTGTTGTGGTTAACAACTAATGCGCAAGCATTGGAGTTGGTTGGTTGGGGCAGCTATTGCTGCCCTGGCTACCGCACTGATAGCCCAGCCAATAAGCCAGAATCAGCTCTCTGGTAATGAATGTTGGAGTGCTGGGCAAGGCCCTGGCGGGCCAAGTCAGTATCTGTGCATCAATGTCGCTAGAGGTGGAACGGCGAATCTAGTGACAACTGTGACTGGTGCTGTAACTGTCGGTGCTCCAATCGCCGCTGGTGGCAATATGCTGGTAACAGCACAACCTTCAGCAGCTGTCATCACCATGCCACCAAATCCAGTGCCAGATGGTGCTATTGTTGGGGTCTGCAATACGACAGCAGCTGCATGGACTACGAACGTCGTGACGCTTGCAGCAAATAGTGGTCAGACTTTAGCCCAAGCTGCCACTCTAACAACCCTTGCGGCAGGCACATGCGCTCGAGAGCAATGGAACCAGGCCACTGCAACTTGGTATAGGGTGCAATGATGTATAGGCTCCTAGCAGCGCTACTGCTAGCTTTACTTGTAGGGCCAGCAGTAGCTCAAACTGTAGGGCCGCCAAATGCCATTGTATGTAATAAAACTGGCATCGGCAACACAGCAGCGGTAACGACACAAGTAGCTGCACCAGTCGGGACGCAAATAATATCTGTTTGTGGCTTTGACGCTGTAGCCGGTGCAGCAGCAGGAGGCTTCCAGATAATCGTGGGAACAGGCGCTACATGTGGGACTGGCACAGTAACTATGACAGGACCTTATGTCTTTGGCGCTGGTGGTGGAATATCCAATAGCTCTGCTTATGCAAGGTTCAGCAGCGCTCAAGGGGCAGGGTTATGTATAATAACTACCGGAACAGGCCCTACAGCCTGGACTGTCTATTACGCTCAATTCTAGAATAGGAGAAACGCTAATGGCTAGGTTCAGGTCTGTTGCTGCCTTCGTTGTAGGGCATGCTCGCTATAAAGCAGGCACTACCTTTGCTGATACCGTAGGTAATGCTGTGGCTGGAGATGTAGTATGGGCTAGCTGTGGCTCGTCAGCTAGTATGTCACCGGCGCTAGTTCCGCTTGATGGTGCAGCTACAACCGTTAAGAATGGTAGCTTGTTTGCTAATAGTCCAGTCCCATGCACAATTACTGGCGTCAATAGCGTGGAGGGATAATATGGCTAGATGGATGTTAAAGGACGCTCATTATCTAAGCGTCCCTGGGATAGAGTGGGAATATAAAGAAAGCGATCGTGAAACGGGTCGAGCGGCAAGAAAAGTTTATGAAGTCCCGCTCTATCTCAACCCAACTTGGACGCAAGATTGGAACGACCCTGATGGGATTGTAGTATCTAATCGCTTCGATCCAGCCCATCGAAGGGACGTTGTCTTTACTGGACCGCCAACTCCGGATATGGAGCCGCTCGATGATGAGGCCACTGAGATTTCGAATAAGTATAGATCCGAGTGGAAGCATCCAATCGAGTCGCTCAATATGACGTATTCTGAGAGTCGGCTTAGTGACTTTGAGCGAGCTATAGCTGAGCTTCTCGCAGACAAGGGCGTGCAGAAGATGGAGAAAATTCCAAACATCTCAGCGAATGGCGTAGACCCTAAGAAGTTTGCGGAACTGCAAGAGAAGGTCAAAGATCTTATGGACATGAACGCAATACTTCAGGTTGAGTTATTAGAAAAGAAGAAAGCTGATAGTCTAAAGACTAGGCGGATTTGATGGACCTAGACCAAAGCGGCAATAGTTGGCAGAAGGTTAGGGCCTACCTTGGCCCTTCGCTTGGGTGGGTTGATTGTCAAGTCAAACCTTCTGTGACTTTGACAACAGCGCAGACATATAATGTTCAACCGGGAGACTCTATTATCTTTGTTCGAGCTATGGGTAGTGTAATTATCAATCTGCCAGATGTTAAGGCTTGGGTTCAAGAGATAGCTTACATGCCAGCTACTGGATTTGAGCGTGCTTTATGGGTCAAAGACCTTGGAAACGCTGCAAGCTTCCCAATTGTAATTAACCCATTTGGCACTCAAAGTATAGATACCCTTCAGCAACCATTCACTATATATCAGAACCGTCAAATTGTGAGGCTCTACCCCTTCAACGATATGTCAGGGTGGTACAGCGGATGAAAAACAAACTAGCGCTTGTAGCAGTTCTCTTAGGCTGTAGCGTCGCCTTAGCGCAGGAAGTCCCAAATCATGCAGTACCGATCGGTACTGGCCCTGGTGGTGTTGGATTTAGGTTTGCTGGGCCATGTCCAACAAATGAAGTTCTAGGTTGGGCTAGTGGCGTCACAGGTGATCCAACTTGTGTTTTAGGTACTGGTAGTGGGGCCGGGATTGGGTCTATTAATACGCAGACTGGCCCTAATATTCTGCTGACAGCTGGCGCCAATATGACGCTCTCAAACCCAGTTGCTAATACCATTCAATTTGACTCGGTAGGTGGTACTTCAGGGCCAACAGCAACTTATGGTGCTGCAATAGGCACGACAGGTGTTCCAGTAGGCGGTAAGGACCCAGCTACTGGTTTTATGCAGCCATTCTTAGTCGATCCAACTGGAAACGTCAAAGTCAATGTGGCTGCTGGAGGCGCCGCTGGTGGAACATCGTCTAACTTTGCTGCTGCATTTCCAGGCCCAGGAACTGCTGTAGGTGCTACTGATGGCACCCTCATGCGGCCACTTAATGTTGACTCTTCTGGGAACCTAAAAGTCAATGTTGCTGTTGGTGCTAGTGGCGGTACCTCTTCGCTTTATGGCCAGCCCTTTCCAGTTACAGGCACAGCTATTGGTGCTAGTGATGGCATCAATATGCGGAACATAAAGGTAGACTCAAATCAAAACCTCTTGGTTCGGCAATCTGATGGTATTAACTCTCCTGCTATTAAGGGAACTTCTACACCAGCTGCACAAACAGACGCAGCTATAGTTAGTAGAAGTGCTGATATTGGAACCATTACAGATACGCCGTATGCTGGGTCTGGTAATACTACTGTTGTTGGCGCCCTTAAAGGTGTCTATTCAGCCGTTACGTCTCCTATTCCAGGGGGCTCAAACACAATAGGCAATGTCGGAATTAGTGGAGCAGTTCCTGGCGCAAGTAATAGCGTTAGCTTTGGTTCGGACCCATGTACATTTTTGCAAAAAACTAACCAATGGATCGGTGGTACAGTTTCTGGGTCTGTTCAAATTATTGCGTTGGTAACTGGAAAAAGAATCTTTATCTGCTCTATGGTGCTTATGGCCTCTGGAGCTACAAGTTTAAGTGTTGCTGAAGGCCAAGGTGCATCCTGTGCTGCTCCCAATCAAGTTGGAATATTGGGAGTTGCTACTAATTTATCTGCTGCTAATGGAATGTCATTTCCAGCTAGTGGTGGTCTGACTTTGGGTAACGGCACAGGCTCGATTGCGCAAACGACAAACACTAGCACTAATGTTTGTCTCTATACCTCAAGTTCCGTGGTTGTAGGTGGAAATGTAACCTATGTTGCGAATTAGCCTTAAACTACTTATCACTTACATCATAACTTGCTGCCTAATAGCTTTAGCTTGTGCTCAGCTGCCAACGACTCATGCTGGGCCAGGGTCTCCTGGAGGCGGTGGTGGTGGGGGTACCTGTACTGGTACTGCGCTTCACTTGACTTCGCCAAACGACTTGACAAACGCTGCTTGGACAGCTGGCAACCTCAATGCTTTTTTCAACGCCACTGATCCGAATGGTGTTGCCAACAACGCTAGTAACCTTGTTGTAGCCTCAACTAGTGCCGGTGGAGCAAGTATCCGCCAATCTACCGGTATTATGTTTACTACAAGTACGACTTATGCATTCACAGCATATCTCAAACCTAATGTGGGCTCTACTTGGATCACCTTTAGCATCAGCGATTTTGTTGCAAATTCATGGGGATCATGGTTTAATCTGAGCGGCTCTGGAGTTGTTGGTGGAGCCTCAGCAGGCGGCACCGGTCATCTCACCTGCGCCAACATCATTACATCCACAAACGGGTATTACATTGTGTCTATAGGTGGAAATTTCAGTAGCTCACCACAGGGCGCTAATCCACTCGTAGTAATTGACCCAGTTGACGGCAATAATCTCGGTGGTACCACTCTTAATCAACAAATCATAGCATGGCAGGTGTCACCATGAAGAAGCTCAAAGTCGCGCTTATCGTCGCTCTTGTTACAATTATCTTGGCTCCAATTCTTGCTTGGGCGGCAAATACTATCATCCTCAACAACGAGAGTGGCGTCAACGTTCGTACTAAGCTCAACAATAGCTTGGCACAGCAGTTCAACATAAGACAACCGCCATACAGTGCGACTGGAGATGGAACTACCAACGACTCAGGGGCTATTCAATCAGCAATAAATGATGCTTGTATCTCTGGCGGCGGCACAATATATTTTCCACCAGGGCAATACAGCTTAAGTACAGGCCTGAACTTTGATGCTTGTGATAATCAGTTTAATTTTATCAATTTGAAGGGCGAGGGGCAAAAGGGCTCTTTCATCAAGTGCGCATTGGTGGGATTTTGTGTCGATCAGCATGGTGTCATCACTGCAACTGGAGGACAGCACAATGGTGGTCTATGGACAGTTGACGGGTTGGCGATTACGAACAGTCTGGTGTCTGCAAATGGCATAGGCGATATCGCAGGAGGGGCTTTACGTTTCGAGGGCTCGACACCAGGTCAGATCATTACTCGTTGTGAGTTGAATGGTGGTGTTGGGCTGGTTATGGGCCAACTTACGTTTGGGGGAAGTGTGACACACTGCGGATTAGGAGCTGGTCCCGGCATCCAGCCAGGTGCTGTTGGCATATATGCGGGGCAGCTAGAAATAACAGATATTCGCCTTCTCGGATACAACGTTGATATTGCGGTCGCCGGAACTGCTAAACTCAGTCAGATTTCAACGGAGTCGTCTCAGACTGGGATTTATGTCGGAATGAAAACTCCAAATGTCTTTAGAGGGTTTATCGATGATGGGACCGGGAGTGGCGCCCCAAGCGGTGTTGCTGGTAAGGTCCTGACGGTGACAAAGTACGCATATGGTCCATTTGATGGTGATTCTGGCGGTGGGGCAGGAGGACACGGTGCCGGTATTGCTAACGGAATGACGTTGAATTTAGGGGTGTGTCTAACGTGCTCCGCAGCAAGCACTATCAGTTCTCAGTTGAGTAGCTCTCAGAGTGGAGGTTTCAACGGCGCTGAAGGTAGATATCAGTTGACTGCTACCAGCAACGTCATTGTTTCCTCACAGACAATGGCAACTGATTATGTATATAATCAACCCACTGGGGTCGGCCTTAGTGGCTTGCAAACTGAGCGCTTAGGCTCTGGGCTGATAGTAAACGCAACTAGTTCAACGTTTTCAAACGCTCATATCTCGGGTACGCTAGGCCCGAAAATTCGAACAAGTGGTGCTTCTTGGGCGACACTAAATAGTGGGACGCTTACATATAACCTACTGTTCTCACTTGGACGTAGTGGATTGCAGCCTTGCTTCGCTGAGGACTTCGCACCGGCCGCTTACAATTTTAATCAGAATAATGGGTTTCCGAGTGGTGTAAATTGTCGATACAGCGGTACTACTGTGACGATTGCGGGTGCTGATAATCCAGCTGCGCCTATAAGCGGCAACATTGCAAATCCTGGAACAAGCGCAACTACGCCTGGAAATGTTTCTGCTGCGCAAGATAGCTGCATTACTCTGAGTCTGGTAGATAGTTCGAGCTTTAATTCCATTGGATGCAGCATAAATGCGCCCCACGATTTGGATTTTTCCGGTCTCAATCCACAGGGCGTTAGTCGTAATAGGTTTTCTGAAATGGCTATCAAGAATGGGATTAGTCTTCCTGGTCACAATGTGAGGGGCGCTATCGTAGTGCAAAATAATACAGGGTTCAGTGAAGCTGACTTGCAAAAGAACTTTTCTGATCTACCTGGAGCCCCTGGCGTTGTGCCTTCAGCTAGAATTGAGGGCGAGGAGCATCTGATTATTGATTTGTTGGCAGGTGCTGCCACCTGCCAAGGCGGTTTTCCTTGCTGCAACGATGCTGGCAATACCTGTACGACATTTGGTGCGACTGTTACCGACGGAACTACAGTCAACAACCTACACCGCAGGGTCCGTTGGAACGGTACAAACTGGACGCTTGTAGGTATGTAGATGAGATACTGGTTTATTATTGTAGTTGTCATCTTACTTGGCGCTTGGACGCATGGTGGAGTTGTATCTGCTGGTGCATGGATTTTGACTACACATTTTTGGGCAGATACTGGCGTATGGCTTGATACTGCGACTTGGAATGACTAAATGACGGTAAATACAACCACCAACAAAATCGTTTATGCCGCTAATGGGTCCACTACCCAATGGACCTTTCCATTCCCTGGCGTGTCTGCGACGGATATTCAAGTTTTTATCACTGACGTTAATGGCTTCATAACTCAACTTAATCCAATCGCTTATACCGTCACTCTTAACCCGCCAGTGGATCCAAATCCAACAAGCGTTGGTGGGATGGTGGTTTATCCTCTAGTTGGCTCGCCATTGGCTACCGGAAATTCTCTGACTATTATTAGGGTCTTGCCACAAGTCCAAACAACTGCTTTGTCTAATCAAGGGATTCTTTATCCGGAAGTTATCGAAGGAGCCCTCGATTATAGTGTTATGCTAGATCAAGGCTTTGGTGAACTTCTTGGGCGTAGCATTGTGGTACCTGTAAGCGATCCTAATCCAGCGCCATTGCCGCCAGCAGCACAAAGGGCAAATCAAGCAGCCTTCTTTGATAGTAGTGGCAACTTAACTTCTGGGCTAGCGCCAGGAGGAACTGCCTTCGTTTCAGCAGCTATGCAGCCGGTAGTTGCTGCTGCGACTATTTCTATAGCTCAAAATCTTCTTGGTACTCAAGCGCTTATAAATGCAGCTGTATCTGCGGCCGTATTGTCATTGTTTACCACTGGAGATCTTAAGCCCACCCATAAGACTGTACCTGATGCTGGTTGGATTTTGTTGAATGACGGTGCAATAGGCGACGCATTATCTGGGGCTGGTAACAGAGCTAATGCTGATACAGCGGCTCTGTTCGCATTGTATTATAACAACTATTCTGATACCCTTTGTCCGCTTGCCACTAGTGCAGGCGCCCCTACAACTAGAGCAGCTCAAGGCACAAGTAGTGCAGCATTTGCTGCACATTGCCGAATGGGATTGCCTCTAGCGCTAGGCCGTGCTCTCGCAGTAGCAGGTCTAGGCAGTGGACTGACGAATCGTGTATTGGGATCGACAATAGGCACAGAAACGATAACACCATCAATAGCAACGATGGTAAATCACGCTCATAACTACAATGACTGCACTCAAGGACCTGGACCGCAGGTCTTACTGGGCGGCACAACACCGCTTGGCGCTTCAGTTCCCACTAGTCCTACAGGCGGCAACACGCCATTCAACAATATGCAACCAGCAACCTTCGTAAACGTTCTGGTGAAACTATGAGCATGGTTCAACAAACTCCAGATGGTCATTTAATAGTGCGTTCAGGAAGTCAGGTCTATTTGGATACTTATGCCAATGCTGCTTTGGATTATGGTGTAGCTACACCGGCTTTGCCGTCTGGATGTATAGATCGTGTATATGAGCCTGGAGTACGCCACTGTTGCACAGATGGCTTTACTGTGCTTTATGGCGGTCCAGTTCCATGGACTGTTGGGGATAGCTACATCGCTAACATAGCAGCGGCGCTTGCAGCTCAAGCGGCAAGACCACCATCAGCAAGGGAGACTCAAAATGCCCAGCTCGTCACCAAAGCAAGCTCGGACAATGGCAGCAGCGGCCCATGATCCTAAGTTCGCTAAGAAAGTAGGTATACCAACAGGCGTAGCTAAGGAGTTCAATCAAGCTGACGCTAAGACTGGTATTCTAAAGAAGAAGAGGAAGAAGCAGAATGGCTAATCCGTTAGGCCCGAGTGAGAGTTTGTTGAGTGACGACATCGACAAGCTTGTACCGCCCAACATAATGCGGCTAACGCAGCACCTACATAACTTAATCTACATTCGGTACTTCTATGAAAACATAGGCCAACAACCACCACAATGGATTAAGGGCGAGATGACACGAGCGGAGACCTCCTTGCTTGGTCAACTCGATCGAGAGCAAGGTCAAGGAGGGGTTTTTAGAAAGGAAAGTGAAATATGCGACAAGGACGAGCAGACAAAGATGGAAGAGCCTCCTGGAAGGTCGAGCCCAAGTCTAAGGCGGGTAATCCGGAGGGTATAGCGCAAATGGGACTAGCCCTTGCCTTCAAGCACCGCCCCGTACTTGAGGGTCGAGGGTACGCCCCGCCTGGGCCTATGAACTCGGTACTGGGCCCAGGTGGGGGACGTACTATCCATCCGAGTGGAAGTCAAGGCAAACATAAATAGAGGAGAATATCATGCCAGAAGATCGTGTAGCTCCACCAGAGATTGATGCAGCGTTAGTTAGTGCGCTACTTGATATCCTTCAAAAGACTGCTGGAATACCAAGCGCTAAGGCCATCAACGAGGTCGCAGGTCTGCATCTTGCGCAGATTGGTGCTGATCTTGAGGCGGCCTTACGTCCACCCCCAGAACCTACTGATGAAGAGGAGGCTGCTTAATGGCTAGAGATATTCTATCTGAATATGGCCCAGACTCAAGGCAACCGCAAGCAGCTAGAGCAACGACTGGCGGTATGAAGTCCGCTCGTGACGTGATGAACTATGCGCCGCCTAAGGGGCCGAGCAATATCAACGACCCTAAAGGTCCTGGCTTGCATGGTCATAGTCATGGCTATGCTCAATGTCCAGTGGCTCAGCGTGGCAGTGGTAGTCCTGGCATTGGCGGCACTGTTCATCGATCTGGGTCACAGAAATGAGCACAAATGACCTGCACATGTCATCCTAGCGAAGCCCCTTGGTCATGTGCTAGGCAATACGCCTTTAGCGAATGTAGGCGTGTCCCTCTATGGCGTCGCATCTGGTTGTTGATCTATGCCAAGTGAAGTTGACATCGCTAATCGGGCACTATCGGCGATAGGCACACGATCGTCGATAGCCTCGCTCGATGAGGGCTCCAACGAGAGTATTCAGGTAAAGCTCTTGTTGGAGCCTCTTCGAGATGAAATCCTACGGATGGCGCCGTGGAACTGTGCAAGGAACTTCGGTAACTTAGCGCTGATCTGTGCAGCTCCTGGGACGCCAGAAAATCCCACGGCAGCGCCGCTTGTGTGGGACAAAGGTATTCCTCCTCCACCATGGGCGTTTGAGTATGCATATCCCTCAGATTGTCTTAGGCCTCTGTATATTGTTCCTCAGTTCTCTACAGGATTTACCAGTGGAGTGCCAATTACCACTGCTATTACTGGTGGGGCCCCTTCTTGGTGGAATGGTCCACCTGTTAGATTTCAAGTTTCCATTGATCAAATTGATCCAACTACCGGCAAGCCAAGTAAAACAGGTCAAGATCAACGTGTTATTCTTACAAGCCAAGAGCAAGCGATCCTTGTCTATATTAAGCGAGTCACGAATCCAGATGTGTGGGACGATCAATTTCAACAAGCACTGGTTTCTGCATTGGGCGCAAGGTTGGTAGTTGCCCTTACAGGCGATAAAGGCTTAGCGCAGCTACAAGTCCAGCAGGCTAATGAGTTCATCCGTCTAGCTCGAGTTACAGACGGCAACGAGGGCCTAACGATAAATGATGTTACGCCTGATTGGATCAGAACTCGTGGCATCAGCTATCAGGCTTGGGAGTTCACTCCATCGATCTTGTTTGATTGGGGACCTATGTTAAGCATGTATTGAAATGTCTGAAAATGTCATCCAAACCTCATTCTCTGGTGGAGAACTTTCCCCTAGCCTTTTTGCTAGAGTGGACTTTGCTAAGTATCACTCTGGTGCTGCTAGAATGCGGAATATATTTGTCGATTATAGGTCAGGGGCAAGCACTAGGCCAGGAACTGAGTTTATTAGGCCAACTAAGCAGAATGCAGGATCAGTTAGATTAGTTAGGTTTCAGCAGTCAGTTGATGTTACTTATGTGTTGGAGTTTGGAGATAAGTATCTTAGGTTTATCTCTGATGGTGATTCTATTGTAGAGGCGCCATTTAACATAACTGCTATTCATCAAGGCGC